CTTCAATTTCCGATTTGAACGGGCGGTATATGAACCAATTAAATGGCCATCACCGTATCCGTCTGGACCGAAGATTTGCATATGGGCCGGAATATCCGTTTTGACTATCTCGGCAAGCCGAGGTTCGCCATGACGGATAAACCAATTATGCATGTTAAAGAGGACGCGACAAGATATCCTATCCTTCAGATAAAATGGGCGTATATCCATCCCATCTAAGTAATCAGTGCCACAGCTCTCCCTGAACGGACCAGAACAGTAGGATTTATCGGTATTAATGATAAATCCACAAACTGTTAAGACCTGCTCAAAAAGATTCATGGCTTCCACAGGGATAATAACATCATCCCCGTAGACACTGACATCCTTAGGATTTAACCCCAAATGGGTACACGTGGCGAACGCGAGACCGTAGAAAATCAGCGACTCTAATTCAAAAGTATAAGAATTACCCATACTCGAGAATTTTTGTAACTTGATCACACGGTCTTTATACGTCACCGATCCCGTTCTAAATCGATCCAAAAAATCGAACCAATCTATAGGCAGGAGGTGTAAAACCAAACCATAGGCAATTGTATCACTTGCGCTGGACATATCAACAGTAGCTAGGCTACCATCGATACTTCCTTTACAGGCTAACTTTTGATTTCTAGTCTGGTCAGTTAAATCGATTCCAGTACGTTGCAATCTTTTTCGGATGTATTTGCCGATCCCCTGTTGGCCAAAGCCATTAAGGGTGGGTTCTACTCCGATTGAGCGCATTGTCTTAGAACTTTTGGGCACGAATTGAAGTTTTCCATGAGACGGGTATAGGTTTATCTGTTTTTGTTTATCAGATAATGCCTCCATCCAACCTGGGAATTCTTGTAAGAATTCTTTGGCATGGGGAACGAACTCGTGACTACAAGTTAAGTGAGCTTCAAGTTTAACCCGAGGGTTAGACCGCGCTCGTTTTACGTTGGTTGTGGCACCGGGACCAAATGAGAATTTTAATTCACTATACTCCGGTACGTCTCCGAGAATAGAAGCTATTTTTCGGCTCGCTCCGTAAATAACGGAATGAACCCCTGATGAAACACCAGGTAGCCCCTGTCGGAAAGCGTCGTTAGTACGTGAACATAAATCCTCTGCACTCATGAAAGTCTCAAAAGCAACTTTCTCTTTATCGATACCTAACTCTAACCATTCCTGTTTTGATAGGAAGGCCTGAATTTGGCGAGCGTAAAGATAATCGTTACGATCAAAACCAGCTTCATAATCAAATTTGAAGTTGATCATCTCTAAGTAATTACCGTCCAGGAATAGCTTTCGCATATCCCTAGCCAATGATCCACCTAGTTGGGCGCAAGTCTCAATTAACCGACCGATAATGATTAAGGATTTATCGTCGGGCAGTTCTTTAATATAATCCAATTTTTACCTCCTAAGGTAGAAAACTGACGGAATTAACCGCCAGGGATTAAGGCGAGGTTTTAACTCGCCAGAACAAGGGTTGTAAACAACTGCGGAAAAGCTGCAGTGCTGTTCTTCACCGCACCGGCTGCACTTGCACCATTCAAAGTGCCAGTCGCCGTTACAGATGAAGCCCCAGCTAACAATCCCAACATCAGTTTGAACATATTAGCTCGATCCGCAATAGTGCTACGTTTATCCGCAAACATCGTTACGATGATTGGGTTAATGTAAGCAACTTTCGGGGGAGCAACATATCCTGCTGATGTGCCCGACGCAACTAATGTCTCCATTACCGGTACTTCCAACTTCGCAGTTATCTTATAGCTGCCATTCTTCTGCTTTACTATCGATTGACGCAAAGTCATCTGACCCTCAAATGGCACATCAGCCAATTGAGTACGCCAGAGCGGCTCAGGTGTATCGGTAATAGGAACAAAAGTCAGTTCAACTAAAGGACTTGCGTCGTCTTTGACGAGTAAGTTTGTCATTACGGCCATTATAAGGCTCCTTCAAGGTTCGTGAAACATGAGAAAATAAGCAGTAACGTCGCTTATAGAAACGTGCTAACGTAAACGCTGAGTTACCAGTGCTATGGCATTCCAAATTCTTTTGGGCGACATAGCGTCTTCGAAACTTTCGAAGCTGGGCTTTGGAACACTAAGTGAAGTAGATACACGTCTCTCAAGATAAAACTGAGAGTTAAAGGACGTAGGTTTAGTCGTCCACTTGTATGCAGGATTCACTGATAGTGCACTACCTTGGAACCGCCGAGTTTTTGTAGTCAGGAAACGACCACTTAGTTTCGGTATTGTGTTGAGATTCTCAAGATAGGTACCGATCGGAATAAACCAATCGACAACAAAGCT